CTCCTGCACGTCCTTCCGTGATGAGGGAAGAACTCGACGGACACGGACAACTGAAACGTCCTTTCCATCATAGTACTCCTTCCCGCAAGATTCCCGGAATTTGCCATTCCAAAAGGACTTGCGATCGTTTACCTTGAGACCGAAGTACTCAAGAGAACGAATCACGGAACGCACATTGTCAACGGGAACAATCAAGTCGTCCCCGAAGACTCGCACCCTACCCGCATAAGACTTTATGTCAGTGCGGGTCAAGTAACGCCCTAAGTCCGCTTGAATCCCCACAAAGATGGCCGTTAAAAAGACCATTGCTTCGATAGGGAAACAGAGGGCTGAACCCATAGACGCAAACTTGGAGAGTGATATAACATCACCTCCAGGCAGAAGAGCGTGTGTACTCCTACATGCCATCACCGCGTCATGAAGATGACCGTGATTAGCTAATAGAAGGGACACGATCTTATGAGATACCCTATCGGATGCTTCACTCAAGTCGAGTGTTGCAAGATCATTAGAGATAGATCCTTGAAGAGCCAAGCGCTGGTTAGGCGTTTGGTCGTCAAGACCGATAAAGAGGTCGAGATAATTACTCTTAACCTCCTCTTGGATCAAGCCGAGAATCGCCTGCTGTGCATACTGCATCGCAGTTGGTTCTATGGCTATGATCCGGGGTGTTTTCATCGTTTTAGGAACGAAGGTTACCTTGACGGGAACCTCCGATCCGGGTTCGAGGAAGTCCACCTCGTACAACTGTTCCCAGAAGGACCAGTTGGGTAAAACCATCTCCCCGTAAGGGAAGTAGGTCTCGAGGCGGCATGGCCATGTGTTCTGGACGAACTTCTGATTGCCAACTAGGCCGTCAGCTGTTGCGCCAGGACCATGCTTGGGCCATATCTCACCGCTGTGAATCTTACGATCCAAGGAGGTAAAAAGGGACCCAAACAACAAACTCGCCATCTGGGGAAAGTGATTAAATTCGCCAGTACTGCGAGTTCGGACTTCCTGCTCACACTCAACAAACTCACGTAGTGCGGAGCGTTTCCGCCTCTCACTACAATCCACAAGAATCTTACCAAACAGCAGTGTTAACTGCCGAATGGCTCGAATCGAATGGATATTGGGTTTATCGAGTAGGACGCCACTAGTACGATCGAAGACGAGATGAGAATAACCCGACAAGAATGCCGGGAGCTTCCCGCGTTTATGAAAGGATTTGAACGCGGATTCATCCACATACCCGAGCTCGAGACTTCTTTCGAAGTCCTTTGCAAAGGTAGGGAGGGTAATCGTAAGAAACGACAACCCCTCATTCTTCGACCGAACCTCGACAGTTTTAATGTCGTGGTGGACGCTAGTGCAACATCCCACCGCTAACTGAGCAGCGATGGTATTCCAGAGCAGCAATAGGCTTTTCACGTTCCCTCCTTATAGAGGTGGACGGTCCTAGCCTAATGGTCACTCCTGACCCCCGGATGCTGGGGGAGAAGTCGTATTTGGCTAGCTTTCGCCAGCCAGCAACTTCTTCATTACAGCATCCGTTCCCGCACTCCACGTGCCTTTAAGGCCGTTGAAGATCGCGAGAAGGTCCGTTGCGTTGAACTGCCCGAGAGACGGGATATCGAAGACCACGTATGTTGAAAGACTACGTGGTGCTGTCGTACCTGTCACGAGGGTGCTCCCCGCATTGTCGCTGTAGTCCAAGCGAAGGACCCTTCGATACCTTCTTCCCAGTTGATGGGAAGCGGTTACCCGAAGGAGCGAACCCGCATTCACGGAGCATGGCGCTTGGTAGATGGAAGTCATCCCAGAACTAGAAACTCTGGGCAGACTCACAGCACCAGCGTCAAAAGACGCTCCGGGTGTGAGGGTAAGCGGTTCAGTGAACATCAGACGTGCTCCTTTTCGTTTGGTGGGCAGTGGACCTACCTTGCAACCCTGGATATTCCCAAAGCTGCAGCTATGGCAAGCTGGAGAGGAGACAAACCTTCCCAGCTAATGCCAAAACCAAAGGGGTTCGCCTTGATCCGTTTCTTCACAGTGGTTCGAAGATGAACGGTCGAGGGGGTAGGCTGTGGGTCAGGAAAATCGACCCAGTTACGGACAGTAGTCCGAGGCGTACCCGCGATAAAGCTATCTGTGATGGTAGTAGTTTCCATCATATAGCCATACCGCAGAACCGAGCCGTAGTTCCGGTGAGCTTGCAGGTTCTTTAAAAAGTGACCTGTGTTGCTGAACCAGTCTACGGCCCAACTCCACGGCGTTAGTTGCCACAAGGTATCGATGTCAGGTTTAGCTCCGTAGAGCCGCGCCATCAGCTTCGCCCTATCCACACCCGAATGGGAGTCATATCCATCCGGAAGGTGGTAAGTGAAGGCACCGCTGAACCAGGCTTTGCGTTCAACGACTCGTACCCTTGTAGTGTTCCACGCCGGGATACCTATACCGACAATGTTAGGACTAACTTCGTTGCCGTGACGCCCTCCAGCATCAGTGAAGTAATTCACTCCAGCTGGAGAGATGATCACGCCGCCGTCACCAGTCCCAGCGGTTATATCGTCGGTTGTGGTAGTTGTTTCCGTGGGGAAATGAAACTGCCTTCGAACCATTCGACCAGAGTCACGAATGAGCTGGTCGACGGCCTTATCGATTTTGTGAACGCCTTTAAGAAAAGCGTCCATATCACCGATAGTTGGAAGAATCCCGAATACTAAATTCAGGAATTCGCCTGAAGCCCGAGCTGCGATTTCTGCAGCTCGGAGGCGAGACTCCCACAAGTGTACCCCTGGAATAGCGGGTACATCTTGCATGAGTTCTCCAACGAAGGTAGCAGCGTTGGCAATCTGGTTTGTCGGTTGACACAAGGAGATAGCCACAGTACCCTTCTGCACCAGAGACTCTCGTGAAGACGAGAGGTCTGGCGGGAAGTCATACTGTAGCGGCTTCTTGAGAATACCGATATTATTACCAGAATTATAGGTCTTAAAGCAATTCGCTATATGCGGACCGGAGACTTGATGTTCTCCAGATCCGTGTCCAGCGAACGGCTTATAGTAGAAGGTTGAGAAGTTGAACTTTTGGTTCAACACCTCTTGCTTCTTGGAGTAAAACTCCGACCCATAATCATGCTTGTCGTCCCCTTTCGGGAGCGGCCAGCGGTTGCCATCCGACTCAGTGATCTGAGTTCCACCCAGCTGGGCTTTCAACACCGCCTCAACCGCCCACTGTTGTGGGGGATTGGCAGGTGTCCTAACCTTACCGGTAAGTTGGAAGGAAGGGGCCTCGAGCGATCTGCTCTTGGTTTTGCCAGACTGGATGAACACGGAAGCTCCTTTGGTTAGCTTTCTCTTATTATAAGAGAACACGCGTGAGCGTGGGTGGTGCACTGCGTGACGACCCCTCCC